ACTCCAGCCGAAGCTGTATCTTTCGCGCGCCTTGTAACGGACGTTACCGGTTTCGAAATCGCCTTCCATACCAGTCTTCATAGCTGCACGCTGGAAGTGCTTCAGACCATTCGGTGCATCGGTCTTAATGAACCATGCATCGACATCGGTCAAGTAATTGTTAATTACATAACCTTCCGGCAGCATACCACGTGAACGAATCGCATTGATGTCGTTGTCTGCGGTAGCAGTACGGAGGTTTGAAGCCATCAGACGTTCAGCAACAAAGCCGAGGTTTGACGGGATGATCAGCTTACGACCCTGAACGTTTACCTTCAGACCACGCTCATCTACGAAGTTGCCGATTGCAATCAGCGCAGCTTCGAGAGAAGTTTCATTGAGGTCTGCGGCAACAGCCGGAGTGTTCGCTACGTTACCACCAGAGGTAGTCGGGTGAGAAGTGCTGAGCAGAGCAACGCCGTCGCCACCAGTGTAGCTAGAGGAGAAGCCATTGTTCAGAACGTTTGCGCCCTTAACCTGCTTGGTGTAGTTCATGGAACGAGCCAAAGCCTTGGTGTAACGTGAAGAGAGCTTGTCGTAGAGATTATCTTCGATTGCTTCTTCAGTCAGCGAGAAGGCCAGAGCTACAGTTTCATGGCTGTAGCGAGCAGTCCAGACTTCAGCGGCGGAGTCATAAGTGACGCCAGCGCCTTCGCCCTTGGTCGGAGCCTGACCGAAGCCAGAGAGCATTACCTCTTCTTCGAATGCGCGATCAGAAGATTCGCTATCGAAAATTTCAGTATGCTGCTGCTCATAACGGGAGTACTCAAGACCGAACAAGGCATTCAGTCCCGGCTCCAGCTCTTTAACGAGTTGTGCACGATTAATCGCCATTGTTCAGCTCCTTAAATACCAGTGCCAGCCGGAGATTCAGCGTACTCATGTTCTACGATCTGCACGTAAACGCGAGCGTAGTCAGAGGCCGGGTCATTATCCGGAGTGTCAACGAAATCCAGAATACGCAGCTGCGCAGTTCCGGTGCCAGTGGTGCTGCTAACCTTCTGACCAGAACGACCGGTGGTCGTATTACCAGAAGTTGCATCATCCATGTCAGCGAGCTGACCAATATCAACAATGCCAGAAGCGCCTTCCATCTGAGCAGCATAAACGATGCTAGGATCGTCATATACATACGCAGTTGCATAAGAGCCTTTGACAGACTGACCTGCAGGCCAGGTCTTGCTGAAAGTAATTTCACCATTATCTTTGGTGAAAGAACAACCTGCAAATACACCGATGACGGAGTCTCCTTCGCCAGAAACTTCGATCGTACCTGCAGCAACCAACTTAACGAGATCGCCGTTGAAGATTGCGGTAGCGTAATCATCAGCAATGCGATACTCCTTGGAACGAATCGTACCGCCGGTCAAATGATATGCCGGGGTAAATCCGTTAGGGGCATTTACATTAGCCATAGCTAGTGTCTCCTAATGAAGATTCACAATTAAGAATCGTCTGTACCTTTACGGTTCAGAGGATTCCCGAACGTCGTCTGCGACTGGCGATTCGGTTTAGAAATCGGCATCGCAGAATTGCTTTCCCGCATGAGATCGTTATCAACCGAAGCCATCATATTTTCCGCTTGATCACGGTAATACTGGTTACGTTCTTCAGCAATCTCTTCGGGAATTTTAGCGAGGATTAACCCACCTACGCCAATGGTTCCTGCGTGTTTGCCTTCTTCAATAGTTGGGGCCATAAAGTCCGGGTGGTCTTCAGCGCGTACAGGCTCATAACCTTCACGCATACGCTTTGACATATTGACCTTATCGTCCACACCACCGGTTGCTTCACGCAACCAACGGTACTTGTACCCCGGAGGTGCCTCCGGTGCATCCAACATTGAAGGTGGAGTCCACGACTTCTTGCGCGTTGTCTTTTCGCGGGTTTCTGCGGCTCTACTTGTCCGATCGATTGGCATTTGGAATTACTCCTTAACGCTTGACGTACTTAGCGTACTCTTCAAGAGGCACCCCTAACCGATTTGCAATAGCAATTTCGCTGGGTGAAAGTTTTACTTTGCGTGCGCTTTGTTTTGCACCACCACGAGTGGCAGATGCAACCGTCTGCACGGGACGGTTTGAAGACTTAAATTTATGCGGAAATGCTTCACGCATTCTCCGGTCTAGTTCAGCATAATACTCATCGCTCTTGGGGTCAACCCCTTCACGCTCAACGAGTGTACGATGAATTCCGAAAGCGGAATATGTCATCGCTTCGTCTGCACCAAACCACGTGTTCTTTTCAGCCCACGCTTCCGCTTTTGGATCTGGACGAGGAGGCTGTTGCTGAACCGGCGGCTGTTGTACTGGAGGAGCATAAGCAGCTTGTGCTTCTGCTTGTTCACGACGAGTCTTTACTCGACGCAAATTTTCCTGCTCAACTGCCAAACGAGCCAATTCCTGATTCGCATCAGCAATCGCGTCTGGATCCCCGGAATCAAACGCATTCTTGTAGTTCGCTTTCGCTTGTGCAAGCTGCGTATCAATTCTGGTTACATATTCTTGAAAGAGCGTATTGTCCTGCTGCTTACTTTGGCGGCGAGAGTTCTCTAGCTCCATCTGTACCGCTTTTGCATACTCGAGTGCCGCTTGTTCACGACGCTCTGCTTCACGGTACTTGTAAGTCAGCTTATCGATGCGCTTTTTAACACCATCGCCGTATTCACGAAGCTCATCATCCCCTTCCATCAACTGCTGAAGTCGTTCTTCAGCTGTAGGGCGACGCTCTTCCTCTACGACGTCGTCGTTAGACGCATCTTCAACGTCAGTGGAAACATCCGCTGCGCTGTTTTCTACTTCCTCTTCAGGAAGTTCTAGTTCAATCTTTTCTGCTGCATTAGGCATGGTTTTCTCCATGTATGCTTGAATAGTAATTCAAGGGAAAATCAAAAGTAAAGCAAAACTTAGTATTTGGTCAAAATTGCTTCCGGATCGTCAACAACCGCCAATACCTCATCGTCATTCAGAAGACGAATTTCGCCTCCGTCAATCGGAATACGCGCACCGGCATAACGACCAAAGACAACCCAATCCCCATCCTTGCACCAAGGACCGTTCGGATACTTATCCGGATCCTTGTACGCATCAGGACCTGATTTCAAAATCAGACCAACTACCGTGGCCACCTGTTCACGCTCACGAGTTTGATCCGCAAGATAAATACCACCTTTCGTGCGATCAGATACCTTGTACGGCAAAATCAACAAGCGATAGCCTGTAGGGTTAGGAAGCTGCTCTAGATTTTTAGGGGCTTCTTGCTTACTTTCTTCTTTGCGAGCTTTCGACTCGGACTTATCACTATCAAAGTTCAGAACAATGTCCGGAACCTCTTTCTTCTCAGCTACTGCTGTCATTGCGCTTTCTCCCAGCGTTTAAGCAGGTCTAAAATTTCGTTTTCAGCAAAGGTCAGACCCGAAACCTCGCCAACGAGCTGCTTATACTGGTCCCAATCACTGACACCACCATAAGACAGTTTTTCTGCAATCTGGGATCTACGCTCCCGGATTTGCTTTAACAAGTACTCCGATATATCGAGAGTATCCATAAATTATTTCTTGTACTTTCCGCCTTTGGATGCCTTACCCATACCACGGCAAGTACCCACCATGCCACCGCTCTTGTAGCCCTTCTTTACACAACCACCGTCCTTGTAGCCTTTTGCTTTTTTCTTCATCTTGGTCTCCTTTTTAGGAACACAATTTGGAACTTTACGACCGTCTTTTTCCTTCATACCGATCGCTTCATAACCTTCCCAGCAAGGTGTCTTCTTTCCCATGATTCAAACCTCAATAAAGAGCTTTATCCATCTGGGATCCTGGACCACCCATCAACCCTTCGATGCCCGCACCTTCAGGAGCCTGCGCAGAAGTTGCGCTGTAGGTAGAGCAAAGTGCGCCCGCATCGCTGCGAACCACTTGAATAGAACCTGCTTGACATTGACCGTTGACGTTATACTCTTGACTCCTTGAGTTCGTGCGCGTGCTACTTCTTTTTGCAAATCTGCATAAGTTTTCTGACGTGCGGTTTCTGCGTTAAGGAAAGCAGCTTCACGGCTTTGTGCTATGCGCTGTTCGTTAGAGATCATATCAAGATCCATCTCACGCTGCTTTTGCATTGCTTGCATGCGAGCCTTCTCAAGATCCGCCATAACACGAGCTTGATTATCCTGAGACTTCTGCGCTTCGGTCTGCATCTTAACCTGCATTTCTGTTTCGTGCATTTGAAGCATCGGATCAGGCTGCTGCGGCGGAGTAAGCTGCTGAACGATCTGCTGCAAAATCTGCTGTTCGGTTTGCGAAATACGAACTTGCATTTGCTGCATTAACTGCTCTTGCGCTTGCGGCGGAATCTGCCCACCCATCTGCTGCAACATTTGCTGCATTTCGGCTTCAACCTGCTCTTGCGCGGCTAGATTAACGTGGCCCATGATGCCTTGCACACCGTTTGCATAAAACTCAACCATGTTCTGAATCATCGGATGCATAATGAAGCCAATAAGGGCTGCGATATGCGCCATGTGATCCTGACCCGGAAACGCCTGAATCTTTTTGTTCTCCAGAATCATCTGAATCTGTTGTGCCGGAGTCTTCGGTTGCGGAACATCTTGCGGCTTAAGCAACGATTCAATGTTCTTAACTTCAAGCGCCTCATACATACGACGATACGCTTCACGGAGATTATGAATTTCAGGTGCAGCTTGTGCCATTTGCAACTGTTGTTGAGCCATCATCACACGCTGGCTCATGCTAAAGATGTTCGGATCACTTACCGGCAACACATCGATGCGTTGATCGAAGTCTGCACGAATCGCCCCCGGCTCGCCGCCAGAAACTTCATACGGATATTCCGGTACAGTCTGACCGAATACTCTTGCGAGTAATTGAAACTCTTTTTTCTGTGCGTAATGCAACCGCTTATGAATCGCGGACATTACCTTCGTACCACGTTCAAGCAACGCAAGCGTAGTACCTACAGGATTCTGTTGTGAACCGGTTTCGGATACAGCCATATCTGCAATCGCAGCAAAGCGACGACCCGATTCAACAAGCATTCCCAAAAGCTGAAAGAGTACGCCACTCGGTTCTTTATACGGTAGCGGCATCAAGGAATCACGCAACGATCCCCCCGGTGCATCAACATCACGCCATTCGCCCGGAGCGATCGGCTCTTCTTCATTCGATACACGCAAGCCGCGTGCTTTAAAGCCTGCAGGAAGATTACTCAACGTACCCGCATCGACAAGTTGACGAAGAATCGAAGTAGCGGACTTCGAAAGTCCACCGATCATATGGATCAAACCGAAGCCATAGAATCCAAGACCCGGTAAAAATTTATACTGTACGAAGTAATCCTTCTTGAGCTTTAACGGATCCATCTCGTCCCAATTACGACGGATGGCTAAAACCTGCATCGTATCTTCCACAATCGTTACGATATACGGAAGCGCAATACCGGTCGGCTCGCCCGTTTCCGGATGCAAATCTTCAAAGCCCGGAATATCAAGGTCCACGTGCATTTCAAGCAACGTGTACATTTCATTACCAACACGCGAAGGCGTTGTACCTTGAAGCTCGTTAATCTTTTCGTCTAACGCAGATTCAGACTTCTCGGACGATGGACCTTTGAGATCGACATCTTTATAAAAACCATACACCTGTTGCTTACGCAGTTCGTTTTCCGAAACGTTCACAACGTGTGTAATACGCGCCGCCGTTCGTAAATCCGTGGCTGCATAATTTACAACCAAGTCTTCTGCAGTAATGAATTTGGATACCGCACGACCATACGTTTCATCGAAATAAACTTTCTTAAACGCTGAACCACTCAACGGTAGATAAAAGAGCATCTGATCCAACTCCGGATCGTACTCTTCCATCACATGCATAATCTGGTAGTTCATAAACTCTTTCACACGCGCTGCTTGGCTTGCGAGAGAGGAACCTGCTGGAGGTTCAGGGGCATCCGGTCCACCCGCCGGTTTATCTTGACCTACGACCTTGAAACTGCGTTGCAGCTTCCGCGAGCAACGGATGGTGGACCCCGGTCGCACCTTCGAATGGCTCGGTGCGCTCTTCGTTTTCCGTACCTAATAACGACAAGCCTTCTGCAAACGATTGCAGCCAATCGGCCCTTGAATCTTTGTCCTCTTCGTAGAGATCAATCAACTCCGCTGCTAACGGGTCGAGTAAGTCATCATCGAGGTATTCTGCAATATTGGCGTCATGCGGAAGATCACCGGGAGGCATCATGCCGGTTTGCGGATCAAAATCCACAATCATTCCGCCATCGACATCCTCTAAAAACTGTACACCTTCCGGGGGTACGGGACCATCGCCCATGGCCAACTCAATTTCAGCGGCCTGCATTAGTTCTTCCTCGGTCGGAGGAACGATTTCAATCGCGGAATCTACAGCCATCGGCTTGCCCTCATAAAAACTGGCCTAACTCTAAACGCAAGCGGCTCAATAGTAAACTCTGCGACGATAACGACGGCCTACCACCTCTTCTTCGTAATCATCCGTAAGTTTCAAAAATCCACCTTGACGGAACCGTAACAACGCCTGAGTCATCGAATCCACCAAATCGTCATGTTCGCCGTTTGGAAACGCGGCACATTCATCCCGCATCTCGTGCGCCCATGGTTCGTCGGGCATCCATACGAAACCTGACTCAAACATACTCGTAACCGCATTAACACGAGCGTGTTTATCTTGCCCTTTGGTGGGTGTGTAATTTTGGACCGGAATACCGGTTGCACGAAGCTCTTGTGTCAACGGTAAACCTGATGCTTTCCCTTCGATTATCACGGTATCCGGTTGCCAGTAATCATACAGCCGAAACGCCTCGCGTTTCAAATCTGGAAACTCAAAACGTCCTTTTACCGAATCAAGAAGGATAATGTGCGCTGTGTGGCCATCGAACAACTCGTCGCCAATGCGCCCTTCCGGATAGAACACGCCCCAAGTTGTAATCGCCGAATAGTCCGCCGTTTCCTTCTTCAAAAACGCCGTATCGTAGCTTTGAATAATGTAATCACAGCTTGGCGTTGTATCTTTCGTCCAAATTTTCCACCAGCCCGGTTTGATCAACGCCGCTTCTTCCGAAACCGGCTGCTGCATATACTGCGCATGCCATTTCGGTCCGGTATGCAGCGAGGCTTTTACCGCCTCAAGCTCCTCTAACTTCCAAAATTCTGGCCAAAGGGGTTTTCCTGAAGGAAGGATTGCTGGAAACTCAATCACCTCCCACTGATCCGCTTTTGGATTCTTCGCCGCTTCTTTCAGCAACCGACCCGTAAGATCATTTAA